CGCTTGACATTTGGTTAATGTTCCATTCCAGCCGCTCTATATAGTCGGTCAGGTTTTTGATGTCCTGCGCGGCAATGCGGATGTCGCGGGCGGTTTCGCTGTCTCCCAAGTCGTCGGAAAGTTTAATCAAAAATTCGTGGTCGGTGTTAAGTTCAATCATGGTATGGTCTCCGTAGTTGTTAAAAGTTGCGACGGGTTGCCCCCCGTCGAATGCGATTATATGCGATAACTTTTAAAAAAGTAAAGTTAAAAAAGAAAAGGCCGCCCGAAGGCGGCCCAGTGTCCAGCGGTCGCGCTGGGTTTAATCAAAACGGGCGATTTTAAAGGGCCCGTCCAGCCCGTCGCGGATCGCGGTTATCCCATAGTCATAGACATAGCAGAAAAAGCGCCCGTCAAATCCAAAGCGGGCCAGCGGGGCCATGTCTGGATCGTCCGCGAATTCGCTGTGATATGTCCCGTCGACGTCGACCGATCCGCCGAAGGGATAGCAAAAGCCGCCCATTTGATATTCGGCGTCCATGCCGTCCGCGATAGCGTCCAGCGTTGTGACGCCGTCGCTATTGCTCGACATAATGCAAGCCGTATAAAAAAAGTCGGGGATGATCCCGCAAGCTTCGATGATGTCGGCGGGGCGGGCCGCTCCAATGCGACGATCCGCGGCAGGGTTTAAGACACGGTCCAGCATAGAGTCGCTGGGGCGAATGTTTATAACGTGAATGTTTGCCATTTTGTGGCCTCCGTAGGTTAAGGGTTGCCAGCCTTGCCCGGCTGGTATCTGGGATTATATGCGATAACTTTTTAAAAAGTAAAGCTAAAAAAAAAGGCCGCCCGAAGGCGGCCAGTTCTGCAGCGTCGCGGCGCTGGGTTTTATGCTGCGACCTTGTCCAGCAATGCCCCCGCCTTGCGCTCCATATCAATGCGAGCATCTTGGTGGGGAATGTCGCGGGCGATTGCGGTAATCGCTTGCGCTGCATCCCAGACGGATTCGACGGGGCGCCCCTCTTCAACAATGTGACGGGCCGCCGCTGCCTTGGCCATGCGTCCAGATAATCCCGCCCGCTTGGTCAAAAAGTCCAGCCGGTCGTCGTCGTCCTTGGCAATCTTGGCCGCCTTGGCCGCTTCGACGCCTTCGACAAATGTTGCGGTCGACCCATGCGCGAAGCTTTCCAGAGCTGGGCGCGCTTCCATGGCGAAACGATCCGGCGCGAATTTGGTGTGGCGAATTTTAATCTCTTGAAAATTCTCGACGCCCCAAAGGTTGCGATTCATGCAAACGCCGCGCAGATACATTGCCGCAATGCCCGCCGTCTTGCTGCCCGTCTCGCTGTTCCATGCATAAAAGCCGCGGAACATTAGATCGGGTTCCCCATTGGCAAGCTTGCCGACTTCGATAGGGTTGCGGTCGTCCACCAAGAAAACAAAAACGTCCCGATCCGATGCAAATAGCGTCGTCGTTTCCATGCTCACGGGGATTTCTGGATCGTAAACGGCCAAACCGTTGCGGCTGCCGGTCATCATGCCGGGCACTTTCCAGCGACCGCCGGACGCGTCCACAAGGTTTTTGATCGGTTCCAAAATTTCCCAGTCAAAAATCCGGCCATAGTCGGGGCCAGTTGCGGCCCGTAGCTCGCCGCCGTCGGTTTGGTGCCCGTAAACTTTGACCAGCTCCCGCCCGCGGTTATAGCGTAAACCCCATTGAATACAATCCGCCGCAAGCGGGGCGGGCAAGTCTTTCAAATATCCAGACGGTGCCCCCGCAAGCTGGGCAAGCTGTCCAAAGCTCCAATTGGTCGGGGTGTTTAAATGGTCCCGCCCGTTGTCGTCGTTATATTCCACAAATATTTCGCCGACACTGGGACGGCTCTGGTCGACTTCCCCGACGATGCGCATTTTGTGCGTGTCGACCGTGCGGGATGTCATGCGCTGGGCGTCGATTTTCTTAAAGGCCAGCATGTCGTCCAGCGACAAAAACTTTTGATCGTCTGGGCGGCTGTACCATTGCGAAGATACTGCCGAATTGCCGATGCCGTGCGCGATTGCGTTTGTTTGATAAGTCATGATTTTACACTCCGTAAAAGTTAAAAGGACCGCCCATTGCCCGAGCGGCCCCTATAATGTCGCATAATCTCGCATAGATTGCAAGCTTATTTTTTAAAAAGTTATTCGGCCCCAATATCCCCGGCAACATGGTGCCGGATAATCGACCGCGGCGGCAATCCCTTCGCAAAGCGCCGGACCTTTTCCGCGTCGGTTTCATCTTGCTGCCCGTTTGCGGTTTCATTCCACCAAATGCGGCAATGGCCAGCGTCGGCATAACATCCCCCGCGGGTCGTCACGTCGGCGGCCTTTTTCTTGCTGGACCCGTGCGCTGTAAAGCCGATGATATAATCCCGATCCAGCCGGGCGCATAAAGGCTCGCCGTTGCCACAATCGCGGCAGCTAAATCCGGCGCGATATTCTGCCGGGCAGCGGACTACCCGGACCGATCCCGTTTGCACAAAATGCCCGCGGCTATTGGTGCCACCAAATAAAGGTGCCCGCAGTGTCTTGCCGTCCCCCCATTCGGATTCCGCGACGACCACAACAGTCGGCACGGCTCGCGACGCTGCCGCGGCGCTTATCATGCTTTCGGTGCTGTAGTTGATAACGGTTTTACCCGGCGCAAGCTTATCGGCCCAAAGGTGCCAGCCAAAATGCGAGTAAGTAAACGACACGCCCTTGCTGGGCACGGCGTCCAGCAATGCGTCCAGATATTCGGCGTCGATTTGTTCCGCCCCCTTGCCGCTGCAATTCATTTTGCAAGAGGCCGGACATGTTCCGTATTTCTCGCCGGTGCCTGCGCGGTAGGTTACCGCAATGCCTGCCGTCTTCGTGGCGGCGCTAATTTCAATAGTCTTTAACATGGTTTTTCCTCCGTAGTGATATAAGATTTATCGCATATCATAACGAATAAAAATCCCGCGGTCAAGCGGGATTATTTTTTCAAAAATTAGCGTCGCTTGCGCTTGGCCCTTATAGGCTGGCGGCGCATCGGTTTGGGCTGCCGTTGCTTGCGTTCAAATTCTTCCCATTGCTCTTTGCCCCAGAACAAACGGCCAAACAAGTTAAGCAGAAACACAATCATCCCCCCAGTCTTTTTGATCCCCGCGCTCTTCGGCTCCCCGATAGCCCACGGTGTATGCGGTTATTTCCTCCGGTGTCATGTCGGCAAGCTCAACCCGGTCGGTCGAGTAGGTTGCCCCCTTGTAATAATGCGGATTAAACCCGCGGCCATACCAAAAGTCTGCGCCCCCACGATCAAACGGGCCGCCGTGTCGTTCGTCATACGTCATGCGTCTACCTCCTCGGCCAGCGACCAGTGCGAATCAATGTTGTAGTTTTCCGGGTCCAGCTTGTGCAGTGCGACGTAAAGCTCCGCCAAATAATGGATCATGTCGCGGTCTTTATACAGCGCTTCATAATCTGCCTGTGCGGCTTCAAGGTATTTCTGTTCCATCTCATAATCTTTCATCACGCTTGCTCCCTGTGCTCATAGTTGTAGTTGAACTCCGCATCCAAATAATGCCACGCCTGTTCATACTCATAGTCGTAGTTATTCCCACCGTTATCTATTTCATCTTTAGCAATAAGATGCGCCCAATGATCTAAGCTAGGCTCGTGATTCAACGGTAACTCTTCTTCAAACAAAATGTTGTGTTCCATCTCATATCCTCCGTAAGTTAAAAGAGACTATGCGATATTATGCGATCCTATGGGACAAATCAAGTCCAAAATGAAATCCCAACAAATCGTGTCGGTTTCTTCGTAAAGCGGGTCGACTTCCAAGCCTTCCAGCTTCAGGTCCATCGCTGCGCTGGCAGGGTAAAGGCATATGCGCTGCGGCAGTGTCTTCGTCTTTTTCTTCAAGACCAAAACCCACGCGCTGGCATGACTGTGGTTTGAAAGCCAAGCCACTTGATGGGGACGCAACTCGACGGCTTTGCCCCCCGTGACCTTCAGCTCTACAAAATGAAAGTGTCCCTCTTCGTCGCATATTAAAACGTCAGGCACCCCGGGCATAGCCCAAGTTTCAAGCCTAGTCGTTCTCAGCTTCCGCGATGTCTTTGAAATCCCCGTCTTCATCATTTGCCAAAAGTCGGACTCGCGCTTTGTCGCGGTTCTGGGGATTGTTTTGTCCTTCGGGAGTAACGTCGATAGTGATCGGGGCATAGCTTTGTTTAATCTCCTGCAACGCCTTCAGCACTTCATCTTTGCTCATGCTGTCGATGCTGCCGTGGCGTATTTCTGATTTGCTGACATAGATGTCGCCCTGCGCTTGCCCCCGTCGATATTCGGCTTGGACGGCTGCCGAATATGCGCCGTTCTGGAGTGCCATGTCACGGATCACCTGCAAGTCACGCAGATGCCGCTGGTATGTCACGCCAAACTTTTCGTCCAGTTCCGCCCGGTAAGCTTGGATCGCTGCCACAACATGCGGGCTTATGTGCGGATTGGTCAATTCGTATGCCCGGGTATGCGCCGAGCTAACAGGATACCCGGCATTGATTGCCGCTTCCCTCATGGTGATCTGGCCATCCTTCGAAACCAGCTCTTTGACAAACAGCTCTTGCCGTCGCGTCAATTGCTGCGTCCGGGTTGCCTTCGGTCTGCCGGGGCCACGCTTGGCCACGACAGGTGTGGATTTTGCAGTGTCGGTCTTCTTTGGTCGTGCCATGACAAACTCCAGTTAATTACCGATAGTTTACCACAAATTAACCGCTTTGTTTATATATAGCCAGAAAAATATTTTTAAAAAAAATTTGCCACGACCCCCTTAACGCACTTTCGCCCTCTACAGGTTACACAAACTTTGGTTACGTTACATTTTTGATTTCTACTTTGTGTTTCTTCTAAGTCTATATATATAAAAGACTTTTTGCCCAAAGTTACACGGTTACACCGGTTACGGCCATTTTTGCTAAAAAATATTTTTTTGATTTTGGCTCTATATATAAGGAAAGCGCGTTCAATTTGTTACCCCGTGGGCCGTGATCGACGCAAAAAGACCCCCGATCCGTGGACCGGGGGCCGTGGTTATTGAGGCATGGTCCAGTAGCCGTAGACGCATCGCTTTTCGTCTCTGGAGCAATCGTAGGTGTCGTTGATAACACCGTCGATCACTGCGACGTAATGCTTAGATACTGAGCAGATAATACGTCCGCCCGGTAACTCATCAGCTTTCAGGTGTACTTGGCACCCGCTGCCGATCTGCATCGTAGGTGTCCAGACGAAGCCTAATTCAAGCATGTAGTCCTTAAACCATTTCCGCTTGGTATAGATACCGTTGCGGGCTGATCGGGACTGCTTGCCCTCGCGTTTCGATTTACGCTGCGAGGCGTTTCCTTCTGCCAGTCGGTCATAGACCTGTTGGTAGGGGAGTTGCGCTGCGATGGCGATGGCTCGACAAACACAGTCGCCTGCGCTGCCTTTGTAGCCTGCGGCCTTTCGGCCTCCATCGTTGTAAACGAACACAGGGGTAGGGTTGGCTTTATTCATGGTGAACCTCCGTAGTAGATTAAATTGTCAAAGAGCGTGGGACTTGCCCGTCCCAATCGGCTGGCTTTTTCCAACCGATAAAGCATTATCGCATAA